GTGAAATCCTAAGAAGGATGGAAGCTACAGTAATTGCCGGAAAATATCTATCTCAGTTTAGAGAGTCTGATAAACCTCAATCACCTTATATTTGGGATGCTTATATGAGAAGACCAGATACAGGTAGGGGTCAATCACCATTAAAGATACCAGCTATACTAAATGATGTAGAAAATATGGTAATGGATTTAATGGTAAGATGTTATAGGTTAGTTGCTAATCCACCATTCATAACTCCTAAAGGCGCATTTGCTCCGAATATAAAAGTAAGAGAGGGTATGCCAATAGAGTACGACCCGTATATAAATGAGAACCACAGACCGGAAAGACTTGATTTCTCCGGTGGTTTCCAAGGGTATAACCTATTAAACTTTACTAAACAAAAGATAGAGAATGCTACTGGTATTACACAATATATGCAAGGTAGCCAAGATGGTTCAGTAAGAACCGCAGCAGAGGCAAGTTATATTCATAGCGGAGCTTCAATGAGAATAGCTAGAGAAGCTTATAAGTTCTCACATAGATTACTCTATCCTCTGGTTAGAAAATATGCTCTATTTAAAAAGGTATTTGATACTAAAGATATGGAGGTAAGAAAAGAAGACGGAACATACGCTCAAGTAAATGAAGCTGTTAGGAGCGGTAATTATAAGTTTATAATCGGTGGTAGTCAATCCGCAATAGAGAGAGAAGCTGAAACCCAGAAACTATTTAGTTTATTTGGTTTACCAGCAGTTCAATCTTTAGCTCAGATTATGAACCCAGTACAAGCAGCACAACTTCTAGTATGGGCTATGAATAGATTAAATATTCAAGGTACAGACCAAGTTGTAGAAATGCTTAACAGCAACCAGCAACTTAAAGAAATCGCTAAACAGTTAGGTATTCAAGATATGAATACTCCAGAATTTGAGAAAGATGTTCAACAATATATAAATGATAATATGGGTAATATCGGCATGCAGTATTTAAGTCAATTAAATAATGCTATGAAATTAGACCAACAACAAGGAGGTACGCAATAGTGTTTAACTTTGAAACTATCCAGAATTACCTTAAAAAAGATGCTTCCTTTGAGGAAGATGCCACTAAAGAAATGGCTAAGGATATTCTAAAAAAGTATGAATGTTTCAATAAGTTATTAAATGGAAAAGAAGATATTTTTCAAACTTGTAAAGACATTATACTTAAAGATTTACTCGCAACTCTAAGAGGTAATCCCTCTGCTAATAGAGATTACATAATAGGTTATCAAGATGCCGTTGAGGTTTTCTTACGTAACTTCAATAAGTTTAGAGATGCACACGATGTAGTATTTAAGTAAAGGAGAAAATTTTATGGAACCAACTAATGAACAAGTAACTACAACACCTGAGCAAGTATCGACTCAACCAGTTGAAAAACCGATTGAAGAAAAAACTGATACACAAGTTGTAGATACACAAAACACAGAAGGTAATGATAGCCCACTAGAAGGCTCAGAATTAAAAGAAACTAAGCCGGAAGGTATCGTAACTCCTACGGAAGATAAAAACCCCGTAGAGGGCAAGCAAAAGGTCTCAGAAGAAATCCAAAAGAAATTAGACCGATTAGCTGAGTACGAATTAAAAGATAAGGAGCTTACAGATTTAAAAGGTAGGTTAGGTGTTACAGACACTATACCTGATAATCAAGTATTCTCCGCTCAACAACAACTAGCGATAGTCGAAAATCAAGCACAGCAAGAGTACATACGTTTATGTAATGAGTACGGAGTGGATTACAGACCCGACAAAATAGATGCTAGTGGCAAGGAATTGTTAGAGAAAGACCCTAAAGCATTTTACGAATTAAAGTTTAAACTTACAAATCTCAATGAACAAATTGATGCAAAGAGAATGCAAGTGCAAAACTTTATTCAGCAGAAGGAATATGCAGCAGCATTTGAACGTAATAAACAAGTGTTAGATGCTTCTCCAGCAATTAGTAGAGTGGTTAATAATTATATCAAATCAGGTCAAGTTAGTGCTGAACACGTAGATGATATTATTCGGTCTAGCTTAGATATAGCTACCGAAGCTTATGAAATGGGAAGACAAGCAGCCCTTGCGGAGAAATCCCAAGTCAACCCAGCTAAGGTATTAAATAATAATACAATATCTCAACAGGCACAATCTACTCCGATAGTAGAAGATAAACCTCTAACCTTAGCAGACATAGAAAATATGGATATTGCAACCTATGCGAAGAATGAAGCACTTATCAATCAAATGTTTAGAGAAAATAAATTAAGATAAAAGGAGATTAATTATGTCTGATACTTCAACCGCAGCAGGCTTAACAGAAGGCAATGGTGCTATTCCTGTAATATTTAGTAAGAAGGTAGCACTTGAATATACAAAACTTTCTAACAAAACGATTGATAATTTAACTAATGACCAGTATGAAGGTGAAATTAAAGCAGAAGGTGATAGAGTTCGTATAGTTCTTCCTAACGTAGAAGCTATCGAAATTGCAGACGGAGACTCTTGCCCCGTTCCGCAATCTACCCCTCCGGAAGCTTTGGACCTTATTATAGACAAACAAAAGACTTTCGCTTTATCTATGACTGATAAAGAAAAAGCACAAACTCAGTTTAAAAACTGGTTAGATGGTATGGCTAACGGTGTCGCTCAAAAAATCGGCAAAGTTAAAAATATGGAAATCCAAAGAGCAATCTTTGAATATACAGCTGGTACTGATGTTACTCAAGCTAATGCTACGGCAGCTCCTAATATGGGTGCTTATGATTTCGATAATCATCCTCTTGCTGGTGAATTTGGTACTGACTCTAGCCCGTTAGACGTAAATCCACAAAATGTATTCTCATTGTTATTGCAAGTTAAAATGGCATTGTTTGACTCAGGTGCTATCGCTTCTGATGGTACTTACAACTTTGCTCCTCTTAATGGTGAGAGTCAAGAAATGAGAGGTGTATTTATTTGTGGTTCTAGATTGGCTGCAATCCTCTTATCAGCTTACCAGTTAGCTGGTCGTTCTACTGATATGGTAGATGTAGTTGTTAAAGATGGTGAAGTAGCTAGAGTAGCTGGTTTAGATATTCACATTGATAGAACATTAGACGAAGTTACTACTACTGCTGGTGCTGGTTATACTGACTCAAGAGTTAAATTTACTAACTTGCCGTTCATTGCTGGTACTAAGAATGCAATTACAAAAGCTTCTCAAATTTCTAAGGTAGAACATATTAGAGACCCGTATTGCTTCCAAGACATCGTTCGTGGTATGGAACTTTATGGTTTCAAGATTGTTCATCCGGAAGCATTGGTTCGTGGTGTTGTTAAGAAACTTGCTTATGATGAGTTCAACGCTTCTGTTCCTGTAACTATTGTTGCAGAACCAACGGGGGAGTAACAAGCTATACCTTAACTATTAATACTACTCCACAGGATGCAAATGTTACCATTAACGGAGAGGTTACCAATACGGTAACCCTCCCTAGTGGTTCCACAGTATCTTATAGTATTAGTAAAGTAGGGTATAGCACAAAAACAGGAACCGTAACAATTACAGAAGATACTACTCTGACGTTATCTATTCTACCTGTACGAATGACTGAAATGTTTGAAGGGAATGGTGAGTATGAGCAAGCAATGTTAGAAAGTGGAACCGCTTTACGAAGTACTTTTATGGACAATAATGGTCCAATTGAGACTTCTGTATTTAATTTATTGTTTGCAGATGAGTCTCCGAAAGACGACGGGTACTTATATTCTGATATTAATTTAAAGTCTAGTATGAAACAATATTTCCCAGATATATATGATGGTTGGGTTCTTCATGTTGGTGTAAGTTCTGGTATTAGCTTCCCACTATATGCTATATGTTATCTTACATCTAGTGATGAGACAACGGATGCACTTAAACCAATAGAATATGATGGATATATTTTAATGGTAGATGAAAATAGTAAATTATGTTGGTATAATTCTACAACTACTGATAAAATATATATGGAGACCCCCCAAGGGAATAATGTAGAATGTAGTATTGAGAAAGTAACAGGTACATTACCTTCACAAAATTTATATAGGGATAAAAATAATAAAATATTTACTGACATTGGTGCTACGAGTGAATTAGTTATTTCTAGTGGACAAATATCTGGTGGTGTTTATGATAATGGCGGTTATAAACCTGCTGGTACGGACACACGTTATAAAGTATTTATAGTAAATGCCAATTCCGGATATTATCCAATGTTTAATACCGATAATAAACTTTGGGTAGAAAATCCTGATGGTATAATTTGTACAGTAGGAGAAGATGGAGTTCTTGAAACTACTAATTATAGTGTTACAAATACCAACGCTAACTAGATGATGATGCCGATGCAGATGCAGACGCTGATAACGAACCGTAAGGTTATAAAACATTCGCTAGGGAGAGAAATTTCCCTAGCTCTCTGTTTGGACAATTTAATATAGGAGACAATAGATGTCTGTAAACAATAAGAACTTTTTTGAATTATGTAATGAAGTATTAGATGAACTTTATTACGAACAAGTAGAAGACTTTGATGAACTTGAAGAATTAACAGAAGGTCGTAAAGTTAAGAAAATGCTAAATAGAGCATTAGTTACTATTTGTAATAATGAAAATGAGAATTGGCAATTTAAAGAAGTAGATGAACCTATTATCTTGGTTGCTGGTCAAGAACATTATGATAGACCTAATGGTTATATTCGTTGGATAAAACGACACGATGAAAATTATGTACTTAACTACATAGAGAATAGTAAATGGGTTCCAGAATATAGTACAGGTACTCCAGTAAGTTATTGGATGGATGGAGAAAAGATTAGATTATTCCCTATTCCAAGCAAAGATGCTGAGAATATGCAACTTGATGTTCATATGCTTACCAATAACTACGCTACAGATTGTATGGGAGTTGGTAAGTTGGAAATGGAATGTGAGTGTGATGTTCCTATTATACCTAACAAACATAGACAAGTATTAATCTGGAGAGTATGTGCTGATTGGAGAGCAAACGATGGAGACCCTAAATCTCAATACTATGATAGAAAGTATAGGGAAGCTTATAGGGCTATGAAGGTTGATTGTCTACAAACTGAGGATTATCCTAGTGGTTTAGATATTACAGATACTCCAATTAGTTATAAAGATATTATGTTAGATATATTTAAGAACCCTTATACAATTAGAAGGAAAAGTTAATGGCAGGGAAGTCTTTAGGATTTTTTAATTTAACAGGTGGGCTAAATACAGTACAAGATTTAGCTACTATAAATTCTACAACAAATAGAACTGAGTCTCCTGAGATGTTTAACGTAGAATACTATAAATTATCTGGTATTCGTACAATGAACGGTAACGCTCAAATAGGAGTTGGTTCAATAAAAGAACATAGTGGTGAGACTAAAATAACTTGCGGTTATGAGTATACTCTTGGTAATGAAAGCTCAATGATTATTACTACTCAAGCTGGTAATATTTATGAGTATAATAGTTATGAAGATAAGTTTGAAAAGATAGCTTCATTTGGACACGCTAGTCATAAACATTCTATTTGTGGATTTAATAATGGTATAGTTATTTGTGATATAAATCCAAATTATAACTATATGCTTTATTATAAAAAAGGTAGAAGTTCAGAAGTTACAGGTATTAAAGTAGATACAACTACTAATAGTAATGTAATAGAGATTACAACATTCCCTAGTGCAGCATATACAGCTTCTGATGAATTGTTAGCTAAGGGAGACTTAATACTTTTAAATAATATAGAGTATGAAGTATTAAGCGTTAATTCAGCTTATCTACCTGATGGTGAAACTGTTAACCCAGATGCAGCAAAGTTTACTGTAATAGAAAATGTAGCTACTGGAGATACAAGTATTTCATTATACTTTGCAGACGTAGCTAAGATATATAATACTTATACATCAAAGGTTTATACTAATGAGTCTGCTACAACTTATGATACTACAGTAACAGATTTTAAAGCTACAGTAGTTCAATCTCACCAAGGTAGATTATGGGTAGGTACCGAGTCTGGTTTAGTATTTTATTCAGACCTTGGTAATATCCATGGTTGGGAAGGTGGAGATGCTTCTCCTCATGATGGTGGATACTTTGAACAATTCTATGAAGATAATTCTTCTATAACGGCAATAGGTACTTGGGATAAATATGTTGTAATTCATAAGAGAGAACATACATATCTTATTGATACAAGTAACTCAACAGCTACCAATTGGAACGTAGAAAGTTATTCAGAATATACTTGCGATAATCAATTAGGTTTTGTTAAGGCTAATAATGGATATTATGTATACGCTAGAGAAGCTGGCGGTATTTATCCAATGATACAAAGGACAATATATTCTGCTATTAGTCAAGGTGCCGAAGCTTCTGCAAAGATTAGAAATGTATTTGATAACCTATCTAGAAATAGATTAGATGAGATATATGCAGTATATCATCCTTATAAAAGATATATAATGTTTTATATGCCTTTTGTTGGATATGAAGGTAGTAACAATTGTTATATCTTAGACCTACAAACTAAGAGCTGGTTACTAAGAAGAATACCTCAGAATGTTACAACAGCATTCCAGTTTGATAGTAAAGTTTATATCGGTACTGAGGATGGTAAGGTATTAGAAGAATTTACCGGAGTAACATTTGAGAATAAACCTATTAAGTTCTCTTGGAAATCCCCTTGGTTTATATGGGGTGGTGCTACTAACTGGACCACATCAAGAGAATTTAGAATTAAGATGTCTCAAGATGGTATTAATAATTTCTATCTTAGAAACTATAGAGACGGTAATGATAAATATAAACAAAGAAACATTATATCAAAGTCTAATAATACTTTAATGTGGGATGAGGGTTATTTATTAAATGATGTAAATCCTGATTATCCTACAGAATATAATGTTTATAGTTATACAGCTACAATAGATGGTACTTCTAAAACATACTACGCATTTACTAATAAGTTAGATAAATACAGTAGAGTATATCAAACAATACCAACTTCAATTACTTTAAGAAATAGTATAGCAGCAGGAGCTATTTGGTCTAAAACGGAAGTTACAGACCCTGATAAAATAACAGCTGGTAACTATGATACTGTAGAATGGGGTACGGGTACAATATATGCTTATAAACACTCACCTACTAAACCTCAATATATCTGCTATAGAAGTACAAAAGATAGTAATATAAAAGCTTGGGTTCCTGATAATGACCATACTAAGGCTACGGTAAACGTTAAACAAACAGTTACTAATAAACAAGTAGCTTGGGGTTATTATGGTTATTATTCTCCGGCAGAATTTGACTCAGCTGGTAATGTTATTTGTTATGCTAGTCCAGAACAAATAATGAATGCTGGTCAATATAGTTGTACAGCTTCTAATGTTAAAGTAGTAGTTCAGGATAATGGTTGGAATAATTCAAAGGTAGGTTGGATTTATTACTATGCTAACGGTATGTGGGCTAACCTAGGTCATTGTTTATATTGGGTTAATTATTCTAATCCAATTCATAGACAACCAGTAAGGAATACTTCCTTAGATGTATATGAACAACAGACCGGAGAAGTTTGGAACGGTTCTACTACTCGTAGTGGATTAAACAAAACAGTAACATCCTTCTCTAGTTCAAGTATAGTTATTGATGGTGTAACCTTTAATAGATATACAGCAGGGGATGAAGGAACACTTCCTAACGGTGCCGACGTTATTAAATACTCAGATAAATCAACCTTAGTTGTAGGTGATACAGTTTACGATAATACAGACTTAACTACTCCTTATGGTAATGTTACTAACGTATCTGGTACTGATTATACAATACAAGGTAACGTATTTGTTCCTGATAGTAGTAATAATATAGTAGGTGTTGGTACTAAGTATTATTTAGTAGGATGTGCATTTACATTCCCAGAAACAAGTAGTACAATAGCTAGGACAATTAAATCAAAATATCAATATCCAGAAGATATGGATACAGATAAGACAAAGAGGTTAACTAATACTGTATGGGCTGATGGTAGAGATGATGCAACTGATATAGACCCAGACCTTACAGAAGAACCTACAACCCTTGGTGATAAATGGGTAACAGCAGGTCAATTAACAAAGAGGTTCCCTATAGATGGTCAATACTTCCAGACTTTACAAGTAGAGTTTTGTGGAGATGATTATAATCAAGGTATAGAATTATATGGATTTGAAGTAGATGGTATTCAACTTACTGAGGTTCCTTGGTAATAATACCTAAGTAATAACAAAAAGGAGTATAATATGTACGAAGTTATTAGAGTTAGATGGAGTCCGGAATATCAAGAGGATATTACCGAAATTTACAGAATGTTCAAAGACCAAGAAAGAAGGATATTTGACTTAACTACCTACTTTGATGGTGGTAATGTTATGGACTTGGTTGAGCTAATGTGTGAGGAAGATTTTGTATTCCTTATTAAGAAAGACGGTATTCCTTGTGCGGTATTCGTATTAGATAATTTGAGAATATATAATACTATAATAACAAGAGTTAATATACATTGTGCAATCCGTAGAAGATATTGGGGAGCGGAAGCGAGAGAGATATGTAAGATGTTTAGACAATATCTCCACGAGAACTATGTAATTAAAAAGATAGTAGCAGAAGTTCCTCAATGTGGATACGGTGTAATTAAATTACTAAAAGATATGGGATTTAAACACGAAGGCACAATGAAGGATGCAACCTTATATAGCGATAAAAATGGTAATCCTAAATTTTATGATGCCTTAATTTATTCTTTAACCAGAGAGGATATTAAATAATGAAAAAGAAAACAGTTGAAGCTCCTAAATATGAAGAGTTAGCAGATACCGCCTTTATATCAGGACTAAGGGAAGATTTACCTACATATAGAGACCAGTACAATCATATGTTAGGACAATTAGATGTTACTTCTCCAGAAGTACAACAAGCCTATAGAGACTTAGCTAATCAGTATACTCAAGCTCAATGGAGTGATTATAATAGAAATGCTTTACAGGGTATGAAAGCCCTAAACGCTGCTAATTATAATAGGTTTGGTAGCTTAGGTAGTTCCGGTGCTATGTATAATACTGATACATATAACAGAAACCTAAACAACTTAGCTGCTAATATAGCTGGTAATACTGCTGCTAAATACGAAGACTTAATTAATAACTATTATAATCAGAAAGCTACTACAGCTAATGCTTATGGTAGTGCTTATAGTACAGCGGGTAACACATTACAAAATAATGATATAGCTAACTGGAATATACGTAATAATAATAAGTATGCTAAATATGTAGCAGATGTTCAAAATGCTAAGAATGATACTGGTATTCTAGGTGGTATTAAAAATATATTAGGCGGTGGTGTACAAGGTGCTGGTAATGGTTTTAGTGTAGCTGGACCTTTTGGTGCTTTAGCTGGTGGTATTGCTGGTACTGTAGGTGGTACATTAGACACTATATCTGGTGATGCTTACAATTCACAAGGTTCTTGGACTAACGTATTAGCTCCTAATATTGGAGGTGGTTTAACTAATATGTTTGGTTCTGGTGGTGGATTAAATCTCAACACTAAAGGTAATACAGTAAGTTCTCCAACTAACTATCGTACCTATATGGGAGGTATTTATTAATGGCAAGGAAGATTTCAATATCAAACCTTGAAGACTTTAAAAAAGCTTATAATAAAGCTCCTAACTTATTAAAACAAACATTAAGAGCTGCATTCCCTGAGTTATATGAGAAGATGTCTCAAGGTTATAAACAAGCTATAGATATTACAAAGAAATTAAGAGCAAGTCAACCACATATAGAACCTAAAGTTAATAAACCTAGTATAGCTAAAACAGTAGGTACAAAAGCTGGAAAAGCTGCTGGAGGATTATTAAGAGGTGCTGGAAGATATATAGCTCCATTACAAGGTATTTCTAATATAGTTAGTAAAGACTCTGATAAATGGGATAAACTTGCTGGAGCTGGTATGATAGGAACTGGTATAGCTGCTTTAGGTGGTGTAGCATTAGCTCCTGAAATAGCTGGTAGTTTAGTCTTGGGAGATACATTAAAGAAATATGTAGCTGGTCCTTTAGGTAACGCTATTGGAAATGCTATTTACAAAAACAATGACCCTAGATATAATTTCCAATCTGGTGATAGTATTATTAACCAATATGACTTAGCTCCTGAGTTAGCTCAATTAACTCCTGAACAACAAGAATTAGTTACAGCATACAATAAAAGAAAAATGAATGAACTAATGTCTCAAGCTCAGCAAGGTATAGAAGCTAATAAAGCATTACAAGATGAATATCAACAAGGTGAGAATAGATTAGCTGAATTAGATAAACAGTTAGGTTCAGACCAATACGGTGGAACATATACTCCTCCAACTGTTCCAACTTCTCAACCAGTATTTGATAATAATGCATCTTATTCTATTTCTCCCCAGAACGCTCAGAATGTCCAGCAAGGTGGGTTAAATAAATTTCAGGATACCCAGATACCAAATTCAAATCAACCCGCCTTAAATTCGATTGTAGAAGGTGTAGGTAATGTTCCTATAAATTATTCTAATGAATATTTAATAAAGAGTAATGCTTTAATAAATGAATTAAAAAATAATGCACAACAGAGAGGTATGGAAATGAGTGCGAATAATCCTTATAATATAGGTGAGCTTAGAGGGTATGCTCCAATAGATAATGTGCAAGCTAGTCAATTAGCTCAACCTTCTGGTATTGATTATGCTGATATATTAAGAAGATACCAAGAAGCTGCTAAGGCTGACCAAGTACAGAATATGGTAAACAGTATTAATAATGCTCATACTTACCAAACATATAAAGCTCCTATTTATGTAGTTGGTCCACAAGGACAGTTGGCTGCTATACAACAAGACCAAACATCAGCTCCCCAACCGTTACCAACTAATACAAGCTTTAATACACAAAGATTAACGGGTGAGTTGGGAATACTTCAAGCTCAACAAAAAGCTAAAGCTGATTTATATGCTCAACAAATGGCAGAACAAAAAGCTTTACTTGAGAGACAGCAACAAGTAGATAGAGCTAACGCATTAGGTTCTCACTTTAATGCAGACCCGAGAATGTTCTTAGATACTGATATAGCTAAAGCTGCTATGCAATATGTTTTCAATCCTAATATTCAAGCACAAGCTAATATAGCTGAAACGATAGGTAAAGCTCCTACACAAGCTCAATTAAAACAAGCTGAACAATTAGTTGATATTGCTGGAGAATTAGATAATACAGAGCTTGGTAAGCAATATGATGTTATGATACAAAATGCTAAAGATAATGCTGCTATGGCTAGAACCCAAGCTGAACAAATGAATATGAATAAGAGAGCTGCTGCTCAGATAGAGAGCCAAGCTTATATTCAAAGTTTAATACAGAGTCAAGAAAATCTTAGACAGCAAGCTGCTTTGAATAATGCGGTAGCTATACAGCAGATGAAGGGTGAGCAAGGTAAAGACGTTGCTAACATCTACGCTAATAGACCTAGTGGTTCTTCTAATGATTTAACTTACGAACAACAAATAGTTAAAGTTATGGTAGGACTAGGTATGCCACCAGCTCAAATACTTAAAACAATGCAAGGTTTAGGATATACAAATTTCGGTTTAACTCCAGCAGAACAAGCTGAAATGAATAGATAATAGAGGTTATAAATGTCAAGAGACACGTTTATAGATAGTGCAATAGCGAGAGGTAAATCAGGTGAGCAAATTAATGCAAGCCTTGGTAGACTAGGATATGACCCTCTTAATCGTGTAGAGATGCAACAGATTAATGAAGGTACTTATGGTATGAACCTTGGTCAACGCTTCCAAAAGAACGTTAAAGACTTAACTGCTGGCGCAAGCACAATGATAGGTCAAGGTTTATATACAGTAGCTCATCCGGTTAAAGAAGGTTTACCTCTCTTGGGTAAGGTTGGTAATTACCTAACTAGTAATCCTAGTATTGCTGGAGACTTAACCAACCTTATCTTAAGTCCTTATAATTTAAGTTTACAAAAAGCTGCTAGTCAAAGTCCTATAGAGTCTGCTAAAGATATTGCAGCTGGTGCTTATAATAATCCAGCATTCGCTATGTTAGATACACTTCCTGTATGGGGAGGGGTTGCTGGTAAGGCAGCAGGAAAGCTTGCGAAATCATTACC